TCCTAATCACCCCATGCACCGCCTCATTGGCCTGGCGGAAAAAGGACTACGCTAGCCCTCGGGCCTTCAACGGCCAAAGAGGGCTCCTTGTTATTGCTCTGAAGGGAACTTACCATGCGCCGAAGCGATATTTGGTGGGCAGATATCCTGAAAGACTGGAGCAACTACGACCTGGATGTTCTGGAGCAATTCATCCGCGAAGAGCGCATGCGTCGCCACGCCAAACCCAAGAAAGGCTTCCTAGTTCCCTGACGGTGGTCAGGGTTCCTCTCCCTCCTTTCCCTGGCCACCGATCCGGCGCGAGCCGGACCAATATTCCAATTTAACAAAATTTACCATATAAAAGGGATCTTTATGAAACCCAAAGCTCTCGCGGATGGAATCGCCGTCTGGTGCTCTCATGATGAGATCGGCCCATTGGAAAAGGCTATCGAGAACCCACGGAATCCAAATAAGCACCCCGAAGCGCAGATTAAGCTTCTAGCAAATATTATCAAAGTCCAGGGCTGGCGCAACCCGATTACCATAAGCAAGCTATCCGGATTCATTACCAAGGGCGCTGGCAGGCGAAAGGCTGCAGAACTCCTGGGAGTCTCGCAAGTTCCACTCGATTACCAGGATTATGAGAACGAAGCGGCTGAGTATGCAGATCTCATAGCCGATAACAGGATCGCAGAGCTGGCCGAGCCCGACTTGGATCTTGTTAAGGACATCCTGGATAGCATCGAGGGCTTGGATGCAGAGCTGACGGGATATGATTTCGATCAATTGGAGGAAGACTTAGACCCTCATATTAATGAGCCTCCGGCAGATTTCAAAGAATTTGATGAGAATATAGATATCCAATACTGCTGCCCGAAGTGTGGTTATGGTTGGTCAGGAAAGCCGAAACCCAATGAATAAGCCTCCTTATAAAGTCCCTTCTATGCAGGAGATCGCAGATCTCCCTTGGAACGGCTATAATGTGGTTAGCACCTTCTCAGGATGCGGGGGGTCTTGCCTCGGCTTCAAGATGGCAGGCTTTAAGGTACTCTGGGCAAACGAGTTTATCCCTGCCGCACAGGACACGTATAGAGCCAATCACAAGGGTACGATCCTCGATACTAGGGATATACGAAAAGTCCAAGCATCCGAGATCCTAGATGCGATAGGGCTATCTAAAGGGCAATTGGATGTCTTTGAGGGTTCTCCTCCATGTGCATCATTTAGTACAGCCGGAAAGAGAGAAGCTGGATGGGGCAAGGTCAAGAAGTATAGCGACTCCTGCCAGAGGACTGATGACCTATTTTTTGAGTATGCTAGGTTACTCAATGATCTACAGCCTAAAGTATTCATTGCTGAGAATGTAAGCGGCTTAGTAAAGGGAACTGCTAAAGGATATTTCCTACTTATCCTAAAGGCCCTAAAAGAGTGCGGGTATGATGTATCTGCTAAGGTCTTAGATGCTCAATGGTTGGGTGTTCCTCAGGCGAGACAGAGACTTATATTTATAGGGGTTAGAAAAGATTTGGGAGTTGAACCAAGACATCCTAAGCCGTTGCCTTATTTTTACTCAGTACAAGACGCTATACCTTGGATCGTTAAGGGGAAAATGATTACCGCGGGGAATGAACGGCACACTTTAGAAGGTAGAAGGCCCACGTGGGATATTAAAAACGATCCCGCCCCAACGGTTACGGCGACAGAAGCTCAGATTAATCTTATAGAAGCCGAAAGTGATATATCTCGTTTTGCCATAGGGAAAGAATGGGACAATATTCAACCTGGTCAGAAATCCGATAAGTACCTTAACTTAGTTAAGCCCAAGTTAGGAAGTCCCTGCCCAACAATAACACAGACGGGCGGGAACATTGGCGCGGCTTCGGTAGTTCATCCCACCGAAAAAAGGAAGTTCACTATTCCAGAGTTAAAGCGAATCTGCGCGTTTCCGGATGACTTTATCTTAAAAGGTAGCTTTCAACAGCAATGGGAACGCTTGGGCCGCGCGGTCCCGCCGGTCATGATGTCCTATATAGCATCCACTATCAGAGATGATATCCTTGGAAAGTGATAATATGCAATGCGGTTCTCGTCTACGGGAACATTTAGCTGATTATGTGAAATTATATAGGAGAATATATAATGGATGATAAAGTGATTCCTGAAGGCAAATGGCAATTTAATGGCGAAGTTGCCAACTGCTTTGATGACATGCTCAAGCGGTCTATTCCACAAATAGATGTCATGAGGCAGGCGGTTACTGATCTCGCGAAGCTCTATATAAAGCCAAATACCGATATTTTAGACCTGGGGTGCTCAAGAGGCGATGCAATTGCCCCGCTTATAGAAGCTGGATACTTCTCTAATCGCTTCTATGGTCTGGAAGTCAGCGAACCTATGCGGCAGATTGCTACTAATCGCTTCAAGGGACAAGATGGTATTAAGATCCTAGACCACGATTTGCGGCAGTCCTTAGAAGGATTGGAAGGCATACGGCCATCTGTGTGCTTATCGATCCTAACATTGCAGTTCGTACCCATTGAATACCGCCAAAAGCTGATCTCAGATATCTATGATCGCCTCCAGAAAGGTGGTGCATTCATCCTGGTGGAGAAGATATTAGGCGCAACATCTGAGATAAATGAGAAGTTAATCAATCTCTATCATGCATCTAAGAAGAGCAATGGCTACTCCGATGAGGATATAAAGAGAAAGCGATTATCTTTAGAGGGTGTTTTGGTTCCTGTAACGGCTTCGTGGAATGAGGAACTGTTAGCGAAAGCTGGATTTAAGCAGATAGATTGCTTCTGGCGATGGATGAATTTCGCTGGATGGATCGCTATAAAGTAGACAAGTTGATGTTTCATGAAACCCCGTCCCCACCGTGAGAAATTCGATGCTGCTAGGCGCGAGATATTCCTCGATCTCTTGCGGAAGGGCGTAAGGCGTACGCAGGCATGCAAGAAGGCCGGGATCAGCCGCCCGACCTTCAATAAGTGCATGAATAATAACAAGAAGTTCGCGGCTGAAGTTGCGCAGGCAGAAACGGATGCCAACGAACTGGTAGAGCAAGCGATGTTCAGTTCGGCGCTAAAAGGCAATGTGACCGCCCAGCAGGTCTGGCTTTACAACCGCGATCCCGATAGGTGGAGCGATAAGCGCAACAGTCAGCTAGACATTCAGAAGTTTGAGTTTGAGGTGGGCGAATTCAAGAAGGCTCTGGAAGAGCTAGATGCACTTAAGGCCAAAGTGAAACAGCGATGAATGTCCCTGCCTTCCTTAATTCTATCCGCAAGACGGCAGACATGATCAATGAGCCTGCCGTTATCGCGACTCTCCCATCTGGTAAAGTTGAAATCTCTCCGAAAGATCTTCTCGATTATTTCATCGCTGCAATCCGGTTGGGCGACATTCCGCAAGACCATGAACTTTATCCTGTATTCTGCCAGGCAGAGGAAGATAAGGACCAGGGCCAAATATTTGGCTGCCTTCGGAAGCTTGCTCAGGGCATCGAGCCCTCTATAGAGGAGGGCGATCTCTTTCTCCCTCGGGGCAAACAGGCCCAGAGCATCCTGGAGAGCAACGACAGGCTCAACCTGTGGTATGGATCTATCAGATCATCCAAGACCATAATGAGCCTTATCAAGTGGCTTGACAGGTGCGCCAATGGTCCGGCGGGCCGACGAATGATGGTGGGGAATACATCCGAGACTTTAGAACTCAATTGCATCGAGCCCCTGAAAGACCTCCTGCCTGCAGCTATCAGGCACACGACCGGCTGGCGGCACTGCATCATCTTTGGGCGGAAGGTAGTGCTCCGGGGGGCAAACGATGTTGGCCAGGAGAAGAAGTTCCGAGGTCCAACGCTCATAGATGCCTATGGCGATGAAGTCACCACATGGGCCAAATCCGTCTTTAAAATGCTGCTCACCAGGCTATCTAGGCCCGGTTCGTGGTTTGGAGGGACGACGAATCCAGACCAACCATTGCACTGGCTGAATGTGGACTATATCGAGCGGGTCAACGAACTCCGGCTCAAGCTCTGGCATTTTGTTCTGGATGACAACCCTGGTCTGACAGCCGAATACAAGGCCGATCTAGTACGGGAGAATCCGCCTGGGACGGTCTATTATCTCAGGTTCATCCTGGGACTATGGGTGGCTGCAGAAGGCAGAGTTTACAGTTTCTTTAGCACCGATCCAAAAGACGATTATGTTGTCAACGAGGCCCCGGATGACCTCGTTACCTGGATGGTCTCGATAGACTATGGCCAGGTCCATCCTACGTGCATGGGGCTTTGGGGCTATTCGCTATCAAAAAAGTGTTGGTACCTGGTGAAAGAGCACTTCACGAACGATAAACCCAACACCATTTACTCACAAGAGTTTGGCCGCGAGATGCTGAATTACAATGGCAGGCCCATAATACCTCTATCGGTGGAAGTCGATCCCGGAGGCGGCGGGCTGAGCTTGATTAAACAGCTCAAAGCCGATTATCCCAAGCTGTCAATCAGGTCAGCAGAAAAGGCAGACGTAGTAAAAGAGCTGCAGGATTTCGGATCTGCCCTGTACACTCATCTGGTTCGCTTTTGCGCCGGGTGCAAGCGCACTGTGGCTGAGCATGCTGGTTATGTGTGGGACGAAAAGTCTCAGGGCGCGGCCAAGGAACAGCCTTTGAAACAGAATGATGATAGTTGCGATATGGCACGCTATTTCTGGAATCGAGCGGTGAGACTTTGACAATCTGCATTTTCTGTAGCGAGGAGATATCTCCAAAAGAGTATCCCATCCCCGTCGCTCAAATCCATTTCCAGCCTGTACTAGTGGCCGGCAGGGGGTCAGGAGACGACATTTTGCAGGGCAAATACTCTTGTCAGGCCTGTCATGGAAAGATCCTGCAGAACGCCGCCAAAGCTGCGGCAGACGACGGAAAGAAGCTAGTGGAGTCCTGCAATGCTCACTGATCTCAGTTTCATAGCTCCTGGCAAGCCTTGGCCGCCAGAGGACGCGGATGAGAAGGCTCGGCTGGCTGATCACAAGGTCAACAGGCTGCTCTACTCCGGAGATCACGAAGCGGTCTTTCCGAAGTTCTCAGCTTATCTCAAGGACAGAATTGAGGACGACAAAAAGATAGCTATCCTGATCGGCCTGGCCAAGACGGCCACCAAAGAGTATCTAAATTTCGTTATTGGCGAAGCTCCCGACATAGATGCGCCTATTGTGTATGAGGTTCCGGATTATGAAGTTCTTACGGACGCTTCCCGCACGGGTATAGGCCTTTTCGAAGTCACTCAGGATGGCATAATAGCACAAAATCCTGAGAACTGCTATCTTGTGGTCTCGCCGGGCAACGTTCGGAAGGTCTGGGCATATGTGTTCTTCCAAGAATTTGACATTGAAGTAGAGAAAAAGAAAATACCGTATGTCAAATTCACAATCCACGAAGCCGGATCTATCCAGCACGTAGTCTATGAGCGGAAGGATGGGAAGCTGGGAGACCCCAGAGCACTCCAGGACTTTCCCCAGTTCTCCGGCCTGCAAGTAGATGCAAGTGGAAAGCAGAGCACGGGCGTTAATGAGCTATTGGTGGTCCGGGTGGATAACATCCTCACCACGGATCGTTATTATGGGCAGTCCGACTATTCCAAAGAAGCTAAATCTAAGCTGGAAGCACTCGATTTAGCTTATTCCAGACGGGCCGAAGTCCTTGCCAAGTTCTCCAGGCCCAAACCTATGGCCGGTGCGTCTGCTTTTACATTCGATCACGCCAAACAAAAATGGGTTTGGAAGACGGACGAAGCTATCATAGTCGAAAAGGACGAACCAACTGCCCAATATCTGACATGGCAAGCTCAATTGGAAGACGTGCAGAGGGAGATAGACGGCCTCTACAAGCAGCTACTCAAAGATTTCGCCCTGACAGATGATGATGAACTAAACAAAGCCGAAAGTGGGACTGCTATTAGGCTCAAGCAATCCGAAACGCTGGCGAAAGTCCGATGGCTTGCGACCGAGTATAAGAAGGCGCTTGCTGTTGTGTTGAGCCTGAAGTCTAAGCTCGATGCGGCTCTTGGGGTCGGGCAGGTGGCATTTGAGCCTGATGTTGTTCAGGTCCATCTTCAGGACGGCATCCCAGACGATCCCCGAGAGACGATTCAGACTTGCGCTCTGGCCGTTGCTGGCGGCTTCATGTCGGTAGAAAAGGCAGTATCCGTCTGCCAGGGGCTTGCTCTTGATAGCCCCGAGCTGGCCGACGAAGTTGCCCGAATCCGGGCAAATCCTTCAATTTTATAGTTATGCTTACTCCGGGCATAATCGGAGGGAGTTGATTTTTCATGGTAAACGAAAATAGCAACGCCGGAACGCCTCCGGCAGAACAAGGCGGTAATGAACCTCAGAACGAGGGAAAGCTAACCCAGGCCGAAGTTGACGCTATTGTGGCTGATCGATTGGCCAGGGAACGCAAGAAGTACGCTGATTACTCCGACCTGAAGAAGGCTTCGGAGGAGCTTGCAGAGCTGAAGAAAAGCCAGATGACCGAAGTCGAGAAGCTGAAGGCCGAACTGGCTGAAAAAGATGCTCTGCTGCAATCGAAAGATCAAGAACTGTCC